GTGACTGCATGGACCAGAAGCGCCACCCGTCGCTGAAGTGCAAGCACGTCATCCTTTGCGAGGAGTTCCTCGGCATCAACGAGCCGCTGCCCGTGGAAGAGCAGGAGATGAGCGAGGCGGAAGCCGCAGCGTTGACCGCCGAACTGCTGCGCGAGACGGACGCGGAGATGGACCGCATCCGCCGCGAGCGGGACCAGCTTTGGCCCGATGCGTGAGCGGACTGCACGCAGCCGGTTCGTGCTGCCGAGGCCCGGGTGAGTGCCCGGGCTTGCGGTGCGGTCTTTTGTGCTCGCTGCAGACGCAAGAGATGGCCCGCGTTTTGAACGACTACTGAACACGAAAGAAGGAGAACCTACCAATGGGATACATGCGACATCACGCTATTCTAGTGACCAGTGACGAAGTGCTAATTCAAAAGGTGCACGCGAAGGCGCGTGAGATATTCTGCGATCCATTCCGCTGGTCCATACACTGCAACACGGAGCGGATGGTGAGCCCTGTAATGTGCGGGGTTGTGAACGATGAATTCTCCTTCTTCATCGCTCCGGATGGGTCAAAAGAGGGTTGGCCTGATTCAGACACAGGCAATGCCTTGCGTGCAGAGTTCCGCGATTACCTGGAAAGCCTCCGCTACGCCGACGGCAGTTCGTCCATCAAATGGGCCGAAGTGCAGTATGGGGATGATGAAGGAGAGACTTGCATCACCGCAGACGGGGACGCCGCGCGTAGGCAGGCTACCTAATGCCCGCGCCCCTGCTCCCCGCGTTGAAGCTGGCCCTACCGCTCTTGCGGGTGGCAGGGCCGCACCTCGCTCGTTCGCTGCCCTTCCTGCGCCAGCTGGCCCCCGTGGCGGTCACCCTGCGCTGCGCGGCCGGCTGGTATAACGGCCTCGCGCAGTGGTGGCTTGCCTACGAGGACGGCATCCTGACGGCAGCGGAGAAGCGCGCTATCTGGGCAGCCGTGCTCGCCGTGGAACTGTGCGCTGTAACTGTCGCCCGCGAGGTGTGGCGGGCCGCGCAGTCCCCTTACTGGCAGCGGTGGCGGCGTTAGGCGGTCATGCTGCTGATGATGAGCATACCGATGGGCGGACTGTCGCTGGCGTCGATCACCTGCGGGTTCATCCGCTGCGCCTTCTCTCGCTCCGTCTCCGGCAGGTCTCGCTGCACGCGGTTCGCGGAGCGTTCCCCGCGGCCGTTGAGCGCGCGGCGGAGTTCGGTATCTTCGTAAGCCATAAGATTACCTCGCTCATGGAGGGAGTCTGCCAGATCGCAACCAACCTCCCGGTTAGCCGTTCAGGTAAACCGGGAGTGTTTCCATGTCTTTCCGCAGTAGTGCCGTATTGGGGTGGCTGCTTTGGCTCTTCGCCTCGCCTATTGCTGCTCAGCCTCCTAGGCGAGTGGCTAGTGCATCTGTAATATCCAGTTCACGCGACATGCCGCCCAAGCTGACCCCACAAGAGGTCGCAGAGCAATCACCGCAAGCCGTCGAATATGCATCGTGGGTCAGGGGCATCGAAGCAGAAAGAGCTAGACTGCGCACTTCGGCCGCTTCAGTTCACACCCCAAGCGAGGCATCCCAGTTAATCGGTGGGTTCCTTAAGCGCATCAATGAAAAGCGTTCGGCGCCCCCTAAATGCCTAATCGGCGCACACAACAACTATCGGTTAGCTCTTTATGCCGAGGTTGACGGGGAGCGTCGTTTCCTGGATTACTTCAACGGAGCACCGGGCGCCCAAGAGCCAAAATGGCGAATTGAAGAAGCTGACCGATATTCCAAAATAGCCAATTCTGAATTCCGCAGAGTGTTCAAGGCTCTACGGGCAGGTGACGCCCCCGCTATCGCCCCTGCCTCGAATTCTTACCTTGGCTACTTGGCGTCGATCAATGCAAAGAAGCGCTAGACCCGGATCGACTTCGCCAGCGCCCGCCGCTGCTCGAACTGCGACACCTGCTTGTAGCCAATCGGGCTATTGTCACCGCCGGCCTTAATGGCCGCGAGCAACTCCGTCTGCTTCTTCATCTCGTCTAGCATCGCCTGATTGGTGTCAGCCTTGGCCTCCGCCTTCTTCGGCTGGGTCTTCTGCCACTCCTCGAAGCCGGCCATTCCGCCACCAATCGTACCGCCGATTACCCCGCCAGCTACGTTGCCGATTCCGGGAATAAAGCTACCCAGCATGGCGCCGGTTACCGCTCCGTTGAGTGTGCCTTGGGCTAGGTGTTTCGTCACGCCGGCAGAGCCAGTGTCGGGCACCGCGTTCAGCGCTGCATTGACCGCAACATCCGCCACAATGGCGGGTAGGCCACCCTTCAGATGGCTGCCGATCTCCGCGGCCGACGCAGCCATCTTGGCGCCTCGCCCTAGCTTGGCCGCGTCAGCCGCCACCTCGCCTGCCTCTGCGGCAGTGTTGGCGCCGAACTTCGGTAGCTTGAGGCCGCCTTTCTTGGCCGCAGCGCCCGCCGCTTTTGCCGCGGCTTCTTCTTCGGCCGCGAGGATCTCCTCTGCTGTGGTAACAGCAGTCTTGCCGGGATTCTTCTTGCCGCCCAGATCGGGGAGGTTGACGCTCCCGCGCTTACCCTTCGTGCTGCCCGGCAGGTTCATGCTGCCGCCGCCACCCGTGCGCCCCTCTGCTGCCGCCTGCGCTTCCGCGGCTCTAGCTGCCGCCCAATGTGCTTTCTCCAGGTCCTTCAGGTAGGGGAGAAAGGTTAGGGTCGCCGCTTCCGCCACGCCCAACTCCTGCGCAAGGAACTGCTCTGCCGCTCCATGTTTCTCCGCGGCGCCCTTCCCGCCGAGCTGCTCCTTCTGGAGTTTGAGCACCTGGAAAGAGAGAAGCTTCCCGTAAGCCGTGGCGCCAATCAACCCCAGGCTAAGCGCGCCTAGCCCTACAGCTCCGGCAACTCCTGCCGCAGTGCCTATGGCGTGGATTGGCTCTGGCAGTTTGTTGTACCAATCAATCGCCGCGGTAACGTCCTTCACCACTCCCGTCGTCCACGGCACTAGCGGCTTGCCTAGATCGCTCCATGCCTTATTCCCGGCGTCACGCAGATTAGAAAGAGAGCCGGTGAGAGTGTTGGCCTGTTCAGCCATCGCCCCACCAAACTTCTTATTGAAGCCCCGGACCAGGGCCGCGATAGCCTTGTCCGCAGGGATGGCGGCGGCCCCGATATTCTTCATCTGCGCGTCGGTGAGCTTCAGTTCGTCGCGTAGAATTTGCATGGCCGGGATTCCGGCCTCGGACAGTTGGAGCAGTTCATCCCCCTGGAGGGTGCCCTTACTCTTGATCTGCCCGATAGCGAGCAGCGCCCGGCTAAAGGTCTCGTTCCCCTTCCCCGCCGCCGCCGTGGCGTTCCCCGCGGCCGTCATGATGGGAATGAGATCCTTGCCGGCTACGCCCATCGCGAGGAGCTGCTGCGCGCCGGCTGCCGACTGTTGAAAGTCGAACGGGGAGAAGCGCGAGAACTGCTCCAGCTCCGCCATCTTGGCGCGCGCGGCCTCGGCCGACCCCAGCACAGATTTGAAGCCGACTTCGATTTGCTGAAGGTCGCCAGCCTTCGAGACCGCCTTCCCCAGCACAGACGCTATCCCGAGAGCGACCGCCCCAGATGCTATCCCGAACGAGAGTTGCTTTTTAGCAGCGCCGTCTAGTGCATCTCCCAGCCCGAATACCGCACGGGTCGCCGTGTCGATTCCGCCCACGTATCCGGACAGATTGAGCAGATCCAGGCGGGTGGCTAGAACATCCTCGACTACGGCACCCATAACGCGTTACTCCTCGTCTTGCGGCGGCAACGCCAGCATGTAGCCGAGCGCAGCGATACCCTCAATCGAGAGCGTCTTTTGCTGCGTCGTAGAGTTGACGGAGGCGGCGAAGTCCGACAGGATCTCCGGTAACGTCGGGCACGAACCCGCGCTCAACGCTGAAGACCACGTCCCGAGCCAACTCGCCATGCGTCCGAAAAAATCGGCCATCACCTCACGGAGTAGCGCGGCCTCGCTCTTGCCGGAACTCAGGCTATCCGAGAGCCGGGCGATGTCCTGCACGGCATCCAGATAGCCTGGCGTGGCGCGCAGCTTCCGCGCGTGCTCCGGGCGGAAGACTTTGGCATCGGTGCTGAGCGGACCTACGCGACAGCAGGCAATCGCCTGGTAGATGCGCCCGCGTAACTCGACTTCGATCTTGGCGTCGTAAGCCTGCGCGCGCATCTCTTCCGGCGACAGGTCGTCCCGTAGCAACCCGAGCGCGCGCACTTCGCGCACCGCCTGCCGGTTCAGCCAGCCGGCATCCTCCGGCGAGACGGGATGCACGCAGACGCGCTTCCCGCCCGGCATCGTATACCATTCGTAGCGCCCTTCGCCTTCCGCGGTCTCCGGGGAGAGGTCCACATCCGGATCGAACACGCCGTCTGGCACGCTGGCGACAGGAGAGGTAAGCACGGCAGGGGGCGCAGCCGAGGCGAGCCCCTGCGGGGGCAGCCCGTTGAGCACGATCCCTTTGAGGAATTCCTGGCGAGCCTCCGGGGAGAGGCTCGCCAGTCGTTCGTCTACGTAGAGAGGGGTGGCGGTCATAGGTTAACTCGCTGGCGAGAGGTCGTAGCTGACGGCTGTGCCCGCGGCCTTGATCTCTCCGGAAATCTCCACCACATTATCGTAGGGAGCCTTAATGCTGAACTTGGTCACAAGCCCGGTGGACGAAGCGATCCCATTTGTATCACTGTCGATGATCTTGCCCACCCAGGCGACCTTGGTTCCCCGCACCCCGCTAGGGATGACGTAGGGAGCGGCGATCTCCAGCAGGCCCTTGAACTGCACAGTGTAGTCACCACGCAGGCTGTCGCGATCTACCGTATCGTCTCCCGCGGCCGTGCTCTCGACATTCACATCGTCATCATCGAGCGACCACTCCCGCATCAGCGCGACCGCCGTGCCGCCAATGGTGAACGCCAGATCCTTGCCCGTTCGTTTAGCCATCTATCCGCCCTCCCAGGCAGCAAAAAGGCTGCCCTTCGGGGCAGCCCGTGAATTCGATCTATGTGAAGCGCCTACACCAGCCCGCCACTCAACGCGCGCAGCAGTGCTTTCCGCCGGATCTCCAGGATGCGCGTGCGTTTCTTCGCAATGGCCTCCGTTTGCCACTGCACGCTTTGTACGCCGGGCGACCGGATCTTGCGCCCCTGTGCGGTGCCGAGGTTGAACCGCGCGACCGCATACTTGGCGTTGTTGCGCAGGATGACCGTCGGCCCTTCAATCGTGAAGTTCTCCTGCCGCTTGAGGTTGCCGGTGCGGGACCAGGCGCCCGCGCTGCCCTTCGTGGTCTTGCCGGCGAGCCGCTTGCGCTGGGCAGCCGTCGCGCCGGCCCGGAAGGGAATCGGCACATTGTAAACGTCGGCCTGCAAAATCTTCTTGCTCTCGCCGCTGACCTCCGCGCCGATCTCCCGCGCCGCCTGCGAAAGCTCGCGAACGACGGCGCTCTTGCGGGCATTCATCCGTGCGATGATCTGTCCGGCGTTATGGGAGAGGCTCATTACCCGTTCTCCGTGTCGCTCGCCGACACATCATCACGCTCGTCAGTAAGCACGTTCCGCGCACTCGGCCGCCGGTCGCTACTGCCCACCGTGAACGTGCTTGCCCCCGCGCTGGGCTTGCTGAACGGGCGCTTCGGCGTGCTCTCAATGCCACTGGTCGCCAGCCCCTCCAGGCGCTCCGCCTCGCTGTGGAATTGGAGCCGCGCCGACTCAATCGCGTCCGGGTCCATCAGGAGCGGCTCTTGCGTGCCGGTGGCGAACTGCAGCCACGCGCCGTCGAGGCAACTGGCTGCCGTGCGGTAGCAAATGGCTGACCGCAGCAGGAGCACCTGCCGGGCGGTCCACCCGTCGCCGTCGAAGCGGGACTCGCCGACCGCCACCGCCGTTTCCGCTTCCGCGTCGCTGATCTTGTCCTTGAGCGCGCGCAGGAACTCCAGGCTGCTCACGCCGTCGATGAGTTGCGAGAGCTTGGTTTTCTGCACCACTTCCGACGGGAGGGGCGCGGTGGGGGTAGCCATCGAATACCTCGAAAAGGGAGCAGGCCAGAGCGGCAACGCCGGCCCCGGCCTGCCGTGGGGTTTAGCCCTTGGTCGCCATGAGCAGCGAGATGCTGTTGAGCTGCCCGATGACCGCCGTGGCCGTCGCGCCGTCTACAATGGAGATGAGCACGCGCACATCGAGGATGTCGCCGACCACCACATCGGTGGGGGTGATCGTGAAGTCCTTATTCGCGGCCGTCAGGCTGTTGATGCTCTGCGCAGCCGTGGCGCAGATGTCTACTGTAGGGGCCGCCGTACGCACCACGAAGGCATCAATCGCCGCCGAGGTGTCGCTGATGGTCGTCTTCATCCCCGCGTTCAGGCGCAGGGTGATCGCCTGCCCAGCTACGTAGTGCTCCGGCACCGCGAACTGGAAGCGCGCATAGCGGCTCGTGGTGGCCGCTTTACTGTCCCCGCTCTCCACGGTCGGCGCCGTGGTCAGGTAGGTATTCGTCAGCAAGCCGAGGTCGTCATTCGCCCCGGCAGCCGGCAGAATGGTCTGCAGCGCGTCCCACACCCGCAGGTGAGTGAGGGGGATGATGTGCGCCACCGCCGCCTCTTGCACGAAGTTCGTGCGAGAGAGGAGGGTGGCCGACACGTCGCCGGCCTGGATTTCGACAGACCCCGCCCAACTGCGCGGCACGCTCTTAAGTGAGTAAGCCATGTGTTTTCCCTAGAGTGGAATGCCTGGGAAGCCCGAAAGGGCCGGACGCGAGCAAACCTCCGCGTCCTGAAAAGAGAAAGATAGGGGCAGGCGACACCTGCCCCTATCGGTTGCTCGCTATTCAGGCGATCAGGCCGTGATGTCTAACGATTTCGTCGCCGCCGGATCACCCTTAATCACTGCGGCCATGTAGCTGAGCGCCACTTCCTGCTGCCCGCGGCCGATGATGCTGTCCTGTTCCTCCAGCATCGGCGTGCGCGCGATGTAGGCGGAGAGGCTCGGGTCCGTCGCCAGGATGCGCCCGCCGCTCTCCGCCATGTAGGTGGAGTTCGTGGACTGCCAGCGGTAGATGCGCCCCATCCCGGAAGGCGTGGGGACACTCGGGATGTTGCGATCCATCGTCAGCGCCCGATTGGCGAGCGGGTCTTTGTACTCCGTGAACCCGAGGATCGTGGCGAACGCCGCCGCAGTAGACACGTAAGTGCGGCCGGCGTAGCTGTTGTTAAAGGCGAGCTCCAACGTCACCAGGTCCGCATACACCAACGTGGCATCGGTGGCCGGCGTGGTGTCCGTCACCGCGGAGCCGACCTCGCCGTCCCCCGCGTGCAGGATCTCGATTACCTCGTCCGTCTCGTCCACCGCCACCTGCCGGGCGAGCTGCCCGATGAAGCCCTGCACGATGGCGAGGGGCTGCATGGACACCACTTCCCGCGCATACACGAAGTCGCGGCCGTATTTCCGCATTTTGATGTTCGTGTCTACGTGGCTCAGTTCCGTCCGGGGCAGCGGGTCGCCGATGCCCACGTTCCGCATGCGCCGGCTGCTCTCCGTCTCGTTGAGCCGCACCTTGTCAATCGACAGGCGATTGACGGGCACGTCCGCGAAGGTGAGCAGGTCCACCAGGCCGGCCGAGAGCCGAGCCACGATGAACGTGGATGCGAGCAGCGCGGGGAACAGCGGGCTATTCTCGGCGCCGGGGCCGAAGAACTTCTCGCCGGTGTCGAACTGCGGGCGGATGCCGCGGGCCTCCAGCTCCTTCGTGACGCCGTAGGTCTCGATGGCCGCCGCCTTCGCGTGCATGCTGCGAGCGCTGCCATCGTCCGCACAGCCGGCCTGCTTCAGGGTGCGGCTGATGTGGCGGTCGAGGTCCTGCCCGACGTTGATGTCGCGGCCCGCCGCGTCCTTGCCGTCGCTCTCGAACTTGGCAATCACCTGATCGGTGAGCCACAGCATCGGCGCCTGTTTGGCCTGCTTCGCCTGGCTGATCCAGCCGTCATCCAGGCCCTTGATTACACCCATTCCCATATCAATATCTCCAGAAACGACAAAGGCCCGCCCGAAGGCAGGCCGGTTCGTCGTCAGGTTGTGCCTGGTAGGCGTTAGAGCATTACGACCGCGCAGCAGACCGTGCCGGCGCCCGAGCTACCGCTGAGCGCCACGATCTTCAGGTTCCCAGTGGTGGCGCCGCCGTCGAAGTTGTTGACGACCGTGGTGTTCCCATCCTTGATCGCCGCGTTGCCGAGGGTCACGGTGGACAGGTCATCCGTCGCCAGTTCCACGAAGGCGTAGACATCGAGCCATTCGACGTTCACGGTCAGGTCCGTGGTGTTCGGGGCGCCCTTCACGCGACCGAGCAGCCCCACGGTGTTATCCGGGGCCAGCACCACGCGATTGTTCGCGCCGCTGCTGAACGTGACGATATCCCCGTCCGCCGGGGGCGCGGTGCCGGCCGCCGAGTAGGTGGCGAGCGTGTAGGCGCAGAGGCGGGAAATCAACCCGCCGTAAGGCAGGACGTCATCCGTGCCGATTCCACGAGTAGGCATCTATCGAATCTCCAGTAACGGCTTCGGCCGCTAGTAGTCAGGGGTTAGCCGGCGAGCGCGAGGTGCCGCACTTCTTCCGGGCGTGCGGACGGCTTCTCGGGAGCGTTCGGCGTGTGCCGCTGCCCGCTGATGCCGGCCGGGTATTTCTCGCAGACCTCGGCGAACTTCGCCGCCACCAGGTCTTTGAGCTTGTCGTATTCCTTGCGACCGATGAACAGGTCCGCAATGGCGCCGGCTTCCGTCTCGTTCTGCTTCAACCGCTGGCAGTGCTCGACGTATTCCGCCTTGAGGTCCTCCAGCGCCTTCGCGCCGAGGTCGGCCATCGGCTGCAGGGCGGCCTTCTCGTCGGCGGCGGTCTTGGCTGCCGCCTGGGCAGTTTCCAGCGCGTCGGCAGCCGCCTTAATCGCTTGCTCGGCGTCCTCTTCAGTCGCCGTATCGGGCAGCCCGTATGCTTTGCGGGCCGCTTCCAGGAGCTTCATATCCATCTCTCCAGTAGCAGCAACGGCTGCCGGGTCATCGTCTTTAGCGCCGTCAACGGACGGCGGGGGAGCCTCGCCAACGGGCGGGGAAAGTTGCGGGAAGGACCAGGACTTTTGCGTGTGCCCGAAAGCCCGCGCGAGCGCCTCGTATTCCTTCAGGGCCATCAGGTCGGTGTGCGGCTGGCCTTCTACGGTGCAGCGAGAGAGCGTCTCCGGGTCCACCGCGCCGTGCCGCAGGCTCTTCATCAGCTCCGCGTGCTGCTGCGCGCCCAGGTAGACGATGGACGCCTCGCGCGCCTCATAGAGCCGTGGGTCGCCGCTGTAGGTGAGTGTGACCAGGGAGCCGTCGTCTAGCTTCTGCCCGCGGTAGTGGGGGCAATCGCTGCGGAGATACGACTTCTTGCAAACGTCGCAGTCCACATCATCGAAGCTGAAGCCAATCGAGACATCCTGGTAAACGCCCAGGTCGATGTTCTTGCGCAGGCCCTCAGTGGAGGCGTCGTTGGCGAAGTAGAACTTGGCCTCTAGCCAGGTCACCCGCTGCCGCATCGTCTCCATTCCCGGCACGATCTCCACGCCCTTGCCCATCGGGCGAACGAGCATCGGGAAATCTTCGGTGCGGGTGCGGCAATCCGCGTCGAACCAGCGCCCGAGGGGGAGTTCGGCTGTGTTGTGCCCCGGCAGCATACTCTTGCCGCGCAGGGTCTCTGCGAAGCGGTCCAGGTGCGCCTTCTGGAACCGCTCCAGCGTCCGGTCATACTGGTTATGCGAAACCTTCGCGCGGCGAACGTGGATCTGATCCGCAGTCACCGTAGTCGGGCTGAACTCCGCCGAAATGAGCGCGAGTTCTTCCGCCGAAGGCTCCATCGGCATTGCGCGCACGCCGGGCAGGGCTTTGACTCTCACGTTCATGGGGTAGCGTCCTCTACAATCATCCGCAGGCGGTCCATTGCCGCGCGGAACTTGGCGAAGTGCATCGCCCGTTTCTTCGCGTCTCGCGTCCGCAGGGCGCTCTCCGCGAACGTCACGGCGCTGCTCGGCAGGTCCCGCTCCGGGATGCTGGCAACGATGCGCCGTGCCCATACCTGGGAGCCAGGCTCCGCGCTCTCTTCGCGTTGAAAGAGGCGGCTAATCGCGTTCAGGATCACTTCCGCCCTCGCTGCTCTTTCGTGGCAACCTGCGGGCCGTCCGCGGCCACTACCGCGCTCCGGTTGCACTTCGGGCAGACGGCCTTGCCGTGCGCGTCAGTGAACGCGCGATAGCCGCAGGGGCACTCCAGCACGAAAGCACCATCGGGGCGGGAAGTAGGGATCAAGCGGAGTTCGTCAGGCATGGGGTTAGTCCGTCACCGGCACGATGTCACAGAAGCACGAGGGATGATAAACAGGCAGGCTCTCGGTCTGCGTGACGGGGTAAACGTTCCCGATATGTGCCGTGCAGAGGGCATCGGTAGTCGAGTCGCCAATGACCTCCACCTGCCGCACGCCAGCGCTCTCGTAGAGGCCGCGGGAAGCGCCGATGGCACTGATTCCCATCTCGGTCCGGATGATGGTTCGGAGCCGCCCTGCCTCGTAGCCGTCGAGGTCCTGGGACAGCCGCCGGGCAATCGCAAGCGGGTTATCGCCGCGGTTGAAGCCGCCGACCATCGCATCGCGGATCTCGCCAAGCCGGGTCTCGAACCGCAGCGTGCCGTCCGCGCTCAGCCGGGAGAAGGCATCTTCCATCAGCCGCCGCCGCTGTCCCGCCGTCAGGGCGGGGTTCGGCGCCCCGGGCAGCAGTTGCCGCGCCCGGTGAACGCCGACCGAATGCGCGAGCCATTCCGCCTGCTGAATAAGCCCGTCGTCCTCGACCGCCGCAAAGCCCTCGGCGTTCCGCTGGCTGCCCGCCATCTCACGCAGGAAGGCTTCTATCGCCTCGTCCATCGCCTTCCGCTGGTTCGCCAGCAGGGGCCGCGCTTCGTCGTCATCCTTGCGGGCCTCGGCAAGCGCCACCGCTTCGAACCAGCGCGACCGCAGCCGGGCGAAGGCGGAGCGGGTGTGCCCCCACGTCAGGGTGAGCGCACTCGCTAACTCCGGATAGCGCGGCTGCTCGCTCGGGAAGAGCTGCACGCTGTCATCTGCGGAAAGCTTGGTGGGCATCAGTGCCCATTCCCGCAGCAGGCGGCTGCTTTCCAGAACTCGGGATACTCGCCGAACGCCTCGGCCCATACCTTCTCCGCCGGCACGTCCCAGGCTCGCGCGGGCGGCGGGGTATCGCCTGCGTTATCAGCGGGCGGTGCCGGCGCCTCTGGCAGCGCAGAGGGCGGTTCCTGCATTTCAACGGCTACCTCGGGATCGCCGGTGGTGTATTCCGCGACATCCTCTTGGTCGAAGATGCCCATCCGCCAACACTCGGTCGCGAACTTCAGCCGCGCGAGAGACGCCTGCGCGTCCGCGTTCGCGGCCTGACTGGATGCAAGCCTGTCTTGAAGTGTGACCTCCGGCCAACACAGCTCATACTCCAGGCCGGCCCGCTTACCCGTAAGCCGCAGGTGGAGGTCTACGACCTTCCGAATGGCGCTCTCGGCCTCGCGGCGGAGGTTGTCCACCGTGGCGAGGAGTGCATCTGCCTGCTGCTGTGACAGGCGCTCGGTGGTGCTCCACTGAAGGCCAAACATGAATGGCGGGATGCCGGTCGCGCTGATGATCTGCTCCGTCAGCACGCGATTGGACACTTCGATGTCCATGACCGCACCGTCCGCGCCAATGACCGAGACGACGGTCTTGCCGACGCTGACGGTGAAAAAGTCTTTCGCCAGGCCGTCTACCGCCTGCGAACGCATCACCTCGTTCCAGCCGGCGATGTTGGCGTCCCGGATCTCGTTCGCCACGGCCCCATCCGGGTCGTTGAAGTCGGCGGGGAGTTCCGTGTGGACGTGGTAGACCGGGATGCCGTTGCGCCTCCAGGTGCTCTGGTGCGCGTGGTGAATGTCAATGAGCGCCTGGCAGAACGCCGGCAACGAGAGCAGGAGGCTCTCCCCATTCGGGTTGCAGCCCTTCGGATCATGGGTCAGCCGGGCGATGGTGTCCGCGTTCAGCGGCGTCTCCATGCCGCGCCCTTGCCACTGCACCGTTTGAATGGCGCCCGTCTCGCTGGCCCGGAAGGCGATGGAGGGGGAGAGATACGTCCACAGGCGCACGATGCCATTCCGCGGCGCCGCAATCTCCCCTTCGCCGACCGCATACCCAAAGGTGAGCGACTGGTCGATCAGGTCATCGAGCCACACCGCGAGGCCGCGCCCGACGCCGTCGCCGTATTCGATGGTGCAGGCCCACTGCTCCAGGTATTCGGTGTCCGCGTCGTTCTCGCACTTCAGGCACGGCACGCCGACAAACCCGGAGAGAATCTCCGTGGTGCGCTTGATAACCGGCACGCGCCCGCGGAACTGCGTGAGCAGCTCGAAGGTAACCTCGCGCGGGATGAGCGCATTCGCTCCCCACAGGCCGGCGTAGGTCGGGCGCCCGGAGATGCCGGCGCCGACCGCGGCCGCCGCACGCGAGACGGCGCGCACCGGAGCAGGCGCGGGCGGGGCCGGGCGGCGAAAGAGACGCTGGATAAGGTTCATGGGGTCAAAACGTCTCACTACGCGGGGCGGGACTTGCCAGCGCCCACGGCGGGGCGGTAGCGACTGCCCCCGGAAAGCTCATTAAACGCATCCGCCGCTGCGTCCACATCATCGTCCTGCTGGTCAAGCACATCCTCGCGAAACTTCCGCAAGCACTCCCGGAACGGCCGCTGCCAGTCCGCAAACGCCACGCTCTCGCCGAGGGGCTTGTTGCCGATGTCTACCAGCTCTTCGCCGAGCTTCGGCCGCGCGGCGGTGAACCACTCCGGCAGGTCTTGATCGACCAGGTAGACATTCCCGAGGTTTACCTGCTCTGCAAAGCCGGTCGCGCGGGTCGCCTTCTTGCCGGTCACCGGCTCCACGGAGGCACCGGGGAACGCCGCCTTGAACTGCTGCGCCTGGTCTTTGCCGGCCTGCCCCGGGTCTTGCGGCAGGTGTAGCTTCAGCGCGGGGAAGATGGCTTTGTAGTGAGCGGCGGCAAGCTTGATGGCCGCGCGCACCCGGTGGGAAGCCCACTGCCCGCGCAGGACCGCGAGCACGTAATACGTCCCGTTCTTGGCCTTCCCGAGCAACACTTTCGAAGTCCAGTCGCCCGCGCCTTCCGTGGCCGCGAGGTCCCCCGCGAGGCAGACCGCCACGAGGGGCGGCACGTCGGCCGGCTTGATGCGCTGGAGTTGCGCCACGTCGAACACGTAGCCCTTGCCGCCGGCTACCTGGTGCTGCGCTTCCTTCAGGAAGGCGTCCCGCCCCCACTCGTTGATCTGCTCCTCGCAGGTGGCGAGGTCCTGGCCTTCCCACGTCGGCTCGCCCGCGATGATGCGGTAGCGCTTCAGCCCATCGCCGCGGTCTATCGCTTCCGTCTCCAGACCGCGCACGGCCGGCTCGAGAAAAGCCGGCGCGCGGTTGTGGAGGAAGTCGGCGCGCCCGTCAAGGAGTTGGGCGAAGATGCCTTCCTCGTGGATCAGGTTCTGCACGAAGAGGTAGCAGCAATCGGCGCTGCCCGTCGGGATGATCTTCGTAGTGATCGCCCGGATCTTCTTCTGTGTGGTGCGCTCGCTGTCGTCCTGGGAGTCGATGTCGTCAAAGATGATCAGATCGGGCCGGTAGTGGTCGAGCTTGACGCCGCGAGCCGCTACGTCCAACCCGTAGGCCGCGACGTTGAAGCCGTTTCCCGTCCGGAGCTGGTTCCGGCGCCACCCTTTCGAGTTGCCGTATTTGGTCACCGCGCGCTCTACGCCGCAGTTCTCCAGCAGCGAACCGATGCTCTTGACGTGCTCGTCCGCCTGATCTTGCGTCTCGGACACGTAGAGCACGAACCGCCGCGAGAGCTTCACGCAGGCCCGCACACAGCCGAGTTCCGCGGTAGACGACTTGGCGCCGCCGCGAGGCCAGATCTCCACTTGCGGCGGGATGCGCTTCCCGGTCTCCAGTGCGTCGAACCATTCCCACAGGCGAACGTGGCGCGCGCCGAAAGGGCGGGAGCACACGGCGGGGAAGGAGCGCTGCAGCCACGCCTGCCAGGGGAGTTCTGCGCCAGGGAGGGGCTTCTCTTCAGCCGCTCTACCCGCTAACGCCTCCAGATCCGTCGAGAAGTCCCCGGAGAACGAGGGAAGATCGAATCTCCCCGATGATGGCATCACGAACATCTGGAGCGGCCTTACCAATCGCGGCGAGCACGATCTCCCGGAATTCTTGCATCGCGCGCATATCCGCCAGGAGCTTCGCCAGTTCGGTCATCGCGCCGACCGTCTGCCGCGACTCCTGCACGGTCTTGAGGATCAGTTCGCGCGGGTCGGCGTGCTTGTATTCGCCCTTCTCAATCCGGAGAAAGCGCGCGC